ATCGTTGATAATGGGGTTTCTCGTTCCACGGAATGGGGATTTGGTAAATGGGCATTCGCTGATTGGGGTTTCAGTTGATAAGAGATTGAGTTACCGCGCCCGTTTGACTGTTCAGTTATCTCCACTAAGCCATCGGTAATCATCCTCTTAATCGCCACGCGAACGTAGTTCTCCGAGCAACGTGCCTTCTTCGCCAGGGTTCGCTGTGATGGCCAACATACGCCTTCATCGTTAGCGAAATCAGCAAGCGCCAGGTGTAGGAGTAGCGCCTCACCGCGGTACGGGCTTGACGCCCACACCACGGACATAATCCTGATGCTCACTCCTGGCCTCCAAACAGTAACGCGAACTGCGATAGGCGCATCAACACGATTCCATCTTGCGTACCGTCAGGCATCGCCACCATCACGAACGGGCGGATATCCCCTATCGCTTTGGATTGCGCCGATTGGCGTTCAGCCGCGTTGAACCTGGTCGCTATCGGTTCCACCTGGTTACCAGCCTTTACTTCAAGCCGTAGGTGGCCTCCCCAGTGTTCTTCATGGCGTGTGTTCGCGCCACCGATACCGAGCCGCTTCCGTGCGCGCCTCGCCTTGCTATCGCCTTTGGCACGGTTACGTTTCCCTCTCGCGCTGGGGTCACCGCAACCTTTGACGCGCCGCTTACCGTCACGCCCAGGCCGCAACAGCAACCCGAAGACAGGGCATTTGTCTTTCAGCGTGCAACGTTCCGCGTCACCCTGGCACTCACCCTTACGTTCTTCCATCACCTTCTCCTTTGTTAGTTATTCCGCTAACACTTCACTCAGTTCGCCGTGCCGTACGCCTCTCCGCTGGCGTCTTCCCACCGAACAACCCATACCTATCACCCGTGGCCACGTAGTTCGCGGCCAACAGCAAGCACTCAGCGGTCACTGGACACGTCGCGCAGACGCGCTTCCCGTTGTCGTACGACGATTCACCCTTCGGTTGCTCAGGGAAGAACCACTTCATCGGTAGCCCGATACACGCGGCGCGCTCACACCAATGCTGTTTCCTCATCCGTACCGTTCAACGCTACAAGCGCGGCCTCAACCAGGCGCGCCATATCCCCGATGGGCTTTATCTGCCAACCAGAAAGCGCCGCTTCCAGGTACGTCACCGCTTCTTCGTTGCGTTCCTTCAACACCTTTGCGTTGGTGCGTGTCGCGCCATCGTGCCGTTCAGAAGCCACGTAAATGTATCGGTAATCGCTATGTACGTACGGGTGTGAACGGCCACGCTTCTCACGTAACTGGAACACCTTCCCAGCCTGGTGAAGCACCGACAACGTGGAAGACACCTGCCCGTGGTGAAGCCGTAACGCCTCACCGACTTCAATCCACGTAGCGCCGCCACTCCCACTGGTTATCAGTAGGTAGTCAAGCACCTGTTCTTGCCTGTCTGCCGAAGTACCGTCTTGCGCGTTACGCCTGGCGCGTTCCACGCTGGCCTCACGCCCGACGAACCCTTCCGTGCCTGCGTACGGTAGTTGCGCGGTCACTTGGCCTCCCGTTCAACGCCGTACTCAAACAGCACTACGCCTATCTGATTGACGAGTTCCACGTCACCGTTCTTCCAGTCGTTGGCACGCCGATTATCAAAGTCGCTGAACCCTGGTTCGTGGCCTTTACTCAGTTTGACCAGGATGCGGTAGCCAGCGTCAATCGCTGAGCGGTCATCCGTGCCGTGAAAGGAGTGAATCCACTTACGGTAACTGTGGGCGCACCTCAACCAATAGTGCTTGTCCATCACGAAGCCGCCCGTTCCATAACAGTTCCGTCGCACAACAAGCGCTTCGCGTAACCGTAGCCGATGTTCAACGACACATACCAGAAGTAGGCGTGCGCGCGCCGTTTCGTGGTAAGCCTCGTAACGTACCTGCCGTGGCGTTTACGGGATTGAACCTGGTAAGTGTGTTCAGTCTCAACGTCCTTCGGGTGTTGGCCGATTGAATAAAGATAGGTTTCGTTCACGGCCTGTCCTTCCTGTTCATCAGATTACTGATGATGGTTGATGCTTCCCTCTTCGTGAGTTGGTTCACGTCAGTCACCTGGCGGCCAGTTTCATCGCATAAGAACGCCACTAACTCAACGCCACGTTCACCAGCAAGTTTCACAAGCAGTTTGGCTTGCGCGTCGCTGATGTCCACGGATGTTGCGGTGGCCTTCTGTTTGGCTACCTGGCTCTTCTGGTTGGCGTCAGCAATCATCTTCTCACGTGAACGCGCCACTGGTTGCTCAGCGCCCATAAACGGCACGGCCACCAGCGGTATCACTTTGGCGTCTTCGCCATCCGCTGGATGCTCGCGACGGTTACGCACCTCATCCGCTGACGCAATCTTCTGAGTGTCGGCGGCGAGAGCCGCGATAATCGCGCGACCCCAGGCGCTTGTCTCAGCGTTCATCAGTTCCGAGTCACGCGTGTATGGCGTCTTACCTGGGAAAGGTTCCCACGCAATACCAACACCTGGCCGCTGGTCACTGGCCTCACGGTAAGCGGCGGCCACATACACGATGAACGTGCGCTCAGCGACTACCACTATCTCGTATGGCTTATCTAGGTTCGCTGGCTGTAGCGTTCCGTTCGGATACTTCTCCTTGAACATACGGATGCGTTCAGCCACATCCACATACCCTGCTAGGTCAAACGACATTACTATTCCTCCTGTTTGTTGTTGTTGTTATTACTCAACCACGCCATATGTTGAGGCGATTGAGAAAGCGACGGCCATCCGCTGATTGTCGGTGGCGTCTGTGATGCGTTGCCAGTCTTCGTCGGTGAAGTTACAGCAATCAAATATGAACAGGTCACGCGATTCGGCGGAACCCATTGAACCATCAGATGAGAAGAAGGTAAGCATCAGAACGCGCTCGCTATCTTGTGAGTACGCATAACGCGAAATGGTTTCCCCTGGCGTTCATACTTCGCCGCTATCTCAGGGTGTCCATCCTTCAACGCTTTGGTATCAAGTGAAGCGCGGCCAGCCTGTTCCTTCCAGGACAACACCTTTACGCCGTTGAACGTTCCAATCTCATTACCCTTCAACAGCATCGCCAGGTGGTCTTCCGCCAGTTTCTTCAACGCTTCACCCTCAGCAATCTGTTCCTTCGCGTGAACAATCTCTTGAAGCCAACGCATCTCCGTTTCAGGTATCGCTATCTCGGTTGGCGTGGCGCGCCATATCGCCGCGACGGTATCCGCGTCAATCACGCAGTCATCAAAGTCCGCTGGCGGCGTGTTAAGTTGAATCGCCGCACCGAACGCTTCAGACTCATCACGTAACGCTTGAAGCGCTTCGGGGTTATCTGGGCATTGGATAACGCTGATGGTTTGCTCACTATCCAAGACGGAGAACCAAACGTCTGCGCCAGTAACCAGGCGTTGCGCCCAGGCCTGCCACAACCACTCATTTGGTAGGTCTTCCGCGTCACGGATGCGGTAACGCGTGGTGGTCTTCGCTTCCACCACCACCGATGGCGTGAACGAATCATCCACCCCATCCAACGTCACTATGAAGCGGCCATCCTGATACATAAACGGTGGGGTCTTCATCGGTATCCCCAACACCACACCAGCCTCCGCGACCAGCACTGGTTCAATCAAGTTGCCGCGCCTGAACACTGCGGATTCCTTGCTGACGCGTGGCTCGGATAGTTTGGCCGCGAACAGTTGTGGCCGCGTCTGGTACGGCGAGTGATTCATCATCACTGGCGCTTCAGACGCACCGAATAGCACGTTGCCGTGTTCGTCGCGATGCCGTTTCAGTAACCACTCCATACTGCCGTGCGGTGGCTTCTCTATCAGTTTCATATTTCTCCCTTCAGGTGGCCTTCTGACCACGGGTTCAGCCTGCCTCACGGGTGTTACGTGGTGGCGTCAATCGGAAAGAATCTTCCTTCGCAGTTTGAGTTGCCAGGGAACCAGCCGTCGCGAAGGAGGTGACACGTACGGCTGGCTCAACCCGACACGGCGGAGAAGGGTACACCGCGCACCGATAACCTACTGTGTTTCTTGGCGGCGCGCCATCATCACAACAACCTAGATAAGCAAGTAATCCTTCATAAGATACGCAAGGATTGAACCATACCTGTAGGGATAGCGAACACGCCGTAGAAGTCACCATCAGCGGCCAGGCTTTGCGCGACCACAACGTGGTCAGGCTTCGCGTCAGGTATCAAGAACCCCAACGTACGCACCACGCAAGGCTCAGCGTCAATCTCGTCGCGGTCACACCAACCAAGTTCTTCTGCGTGCGCGTCGTGCCACGTAACGCACACCTGGGCGTGGTCACTCATCGTCTGCTTCACTTTCACAAGTAACGATGCGCGCCACCCGACAACGACACATAACTACCAGCCTTCCTTCTTTCGGTTCTGGCAGAAGATAGGCGCTTGAATCGTGATGCCGTGTTCAGGCGTGATTATCGCCATCGCTTGTTGCGGCTGTTCGTGGCCAAAGTTGCTGATGAACGCGTACTCATCCAATCCCTTCATACTGCCGTTCACTATCAGCGACGGCGAAGGAAGATACTGATGCCAATGCCCCATCCAAAGTGTTGAGAAGTTCTGACCAGTGGCCAAATAGCGTTGCGCCTTCCGTGCGCGTAGCCGCATAATCGGTGGATAGATGCCGCCGATGCCCTGGCCGCCGCTCGCCTGGTCACCGTGCGTAATCAACTGTCCGTGCTGGTACACGTGGAAGTAGGCGTCAGAACCTTCAGGTATCACGAACGTCACCCGTTTATCGTTAGTGAAGTGGCGTTCAATCATCTTCGCGAGTAGCCAATCAAAGTTCGTCTTCGCACGTAACTTCATCCGCGGCTTACGGCTGGTACGCCCGTGATTACCAACCACTGACGCCACGTGAACCTTCCCAAACTCTTCCGCGAGTAATCCGATGGCGGCGGCAATCTGTTCCGACCAGAACAGTAGTGAACCAATCATCGTGTCTTCGTTGGTTTCCGCTAACTCTTCGTGGATATCCCCTGAGAAGATGTCGCCACCAAGAATCAGCACGCATCCGTCATACTTCAAGCCAGATAGATAATGGCGCGACATCTTGATGAGGCCACGCGACCAGGCTTCCAAACGTTTCACCGCTATCTCACGGTTGTAACAGTTCAAGTAATCCACCTCTTCAGGTAACACCACTTCATCAAAGTGTGTATCCGACAACATCGCGACCACGGTGGCCGCCTTCGTCTTCGGTTTCTCTGGCGATAACCAAACTGGAGGACTTAGTTCCACGCCTTCCACGCGGTCAATAACGGTGAGCGCACGGTTCGCGGCGTCTAACTGTTCACGTAACTCTTCGGCGCGGTGTACGGCGGCGTCACGCTCACGGCGCAACTTCTTATCTTCACTGTGACGCTCAGCGTCAATCTCTTCACTCAACGACATTGTTCGCCCTACGATAAGAGCGAATCGCGTTCTCACTCAACGAGTAGCCGTGTCTCCGCATCACCCTAACTATCCACGCAATCGGAACCTGGTGGTTCATCACCGATTCCAGAAAGTCTTTCCCGTCTTCCTCACTCATTTGAGCAACGATTTCATCTACCCTAAACTTCTTGTACGGCAGACCCTTCGCTTCCCGTAGGTCGTTTCCTAACTTTCCCACGTGCTTCTCCTTTGTGCCAGTCAAGATGGTCATGTAACTCTTCTTTCACAGTATCAACCTTCCCTTCCGTTCGGATGGCAATACCAGTGAGTTCAACCAAAGTTTGCGCTACTTCCGCGTGGTCGTTACGGTTCTCCCGTCGCATCACTTGAATCAAGGCCACCATCACGCCACCAACAGCGCCAATCAACGCCACGATAATCATAACCAATCCGTTATCCATTGGCTTCCTTCCAACGCTTTACCGCTGGCGGCACTTCATCCCCAGCGACATAACGGATATGCCACGGCTCGGACTGTATCTCCCACGACCAACCGAAACGCTTACAGTTCTCCAACATCCACTCAAGGCGCTTACCAGACGCAGTCCAGATATCCACCGCGATACCCAGGTTGTGATTACTTGAACCAGGCGCGGCCATCGGCGCGTAACCCTTCTGGAGATACCACACTTCCCCGTTCCACGTGCGCGTGGAAGCGCCAGCGATAGGTTGCTTCTGGTAACGCGCCAGGAAACCAGCACGTTGCATCGCGAGCGAACGGTACGTATCCCCAGCGGATGTGGGCTTGAACGGCTTGACGTCATCCATAAACGCCTGGGCGCGTAACGCGTGGTAGGCGTCAGCGGCCAGGTGATGTAGCCAGCCGTACGGCTTTACAGCCCGTAATAGTTGTGGTGTTAGTTCGCCTGGGGTAACGCCACGCAGGTCAGCAGGAAGCGTTATCCGTTCAACGGGCAACATCGCATTACTTGCTACGGCCGAAAGCCTTGTCGTTGCTGTTTGCCCAGCGCATCAACGGTGGCAACAACGCGGCGAGCGCCGCTTTGCCCAGGTCTTCAGGGGAGTAGTTGCCCGT